GCGACCTTTAGCCCAGTACCCACCACCAACCACCCCGGTCCACGGCTTAGGTGGCACGACGCAGGGCTGGTAAACTGGGGCAATTCCTGCCAGAGAGAAACCACGCTGAGCCATCTTCTTGACCCAGAAGTCAGACAGGTGGACCATCTCAACGTCTGCCGCAGCGTTGCCTGCACCGTAGCGCTTAAGCTCGACCAGTTGTGAGGACTGGATGACCAGCTCAAGCATCTTGATGCCTACGTGAACAGCCTCGGTCGGACTCCAAGTCCCCCACGCGTCAGCCAGTTGTCCCTGCTCAAGCATAGACGCCTCGACTGCCTGCATGTAGGCCTTCTTGTAGCTTGCGCCAGCGCGTTTCTTCAGGTTCTCCGCGATGGTCTTCTTGAAGTGCTCCTGCTCCTGCTCACGGATGCGACCAAAGCGGATTTCATCTTCCAGTGTGCGACCTATCGCGGATGCCATAGGAGTTATCGGAATGCCTTCAGGCTTGACCAGCTTGCTGAGGATGACTTTCAGTATGATGACCGCAGCAGACTCCGCAGAGATTAGCAGAGAGCGGTCTTTGACAGCCTTCTCGTCAGTGCTCATCATGGTAAACGCCACGCTTGGACGTGAGGTCGAGGACTTACCGTCCGGGCCTTCATGCCACTCACGCACAGCCTTAGCGATGGTCGGAACCAGTGTTTGCATCAGAGGTTTAGCGACCTGATTGTCTGCCAGCTCCCCGCGCTCGGTCTGACGCTCAAGGTTCTTAATGAAACGTCGCTCACCTTCAGTGTATGCCTCATGCTCTAGCTGGAGCTGTTTGACTGCGAGGTCTTGCCCGTAGTGGTCAGCCAGTACGTTGAAAGGTTCGATTGCATTCGACACATCAGAGAAGTCGTGTTTGTCAATTGAGATGACGCTCATACTTAAAGTCCTTATAACTGTTGTCTTATCACTAAAGTCTTTCACTTCAGTCCTGACTTAGAGTCTTTCGACCTTGAGTCCTTTAGTGATAGTTTAGTCCAACTACTTGCATATCAGTGGGTTAGCGTGTAGATGACTGAAGTCACCGCGTGTAGTGTGCTTGATGTCTGACCGCTGGTCTATTGCCCTCCAGCCGGAGACCAGAAGTTTACCATCGTCAGTGCGAGGTCGTCCACCATACGCCAGACACATCAGCTCGGCCTTATGGCCCTCGGCCCGGAGTCTTGCTTGCAGCACCCGGTCGCGCTCCTGCTGTTGACGAATGGTGTGACTTGAGGTCCCGTGACGGTAGCCTGTAGCCAGTGCTGAAAGCAGGTTAAGGTCTGCGTCCAGCGCATGAACCAGATTAATCCCATATGACTTGCTCATTACAGTTTACTCCCTAAGGTTGCGATGTCCCAGACGTTTGCGAGGTTGCGCATGAATCGTCCGTTCGGTTGTCTTACAGTCCAGCGCCCAAGTGATACATACTGGAAGCGGTAGACTTTACGTGCCTTGATGATGTCCTTCGTGATTACTGCGAGTATTGACCCGTAGCCGATGACCAGAAGTATCCAGCCCATTACAGAGACCCTCGCTTGATTGCATCCAGAAGACCCCAAGCTATCAGAAAGATGACCGGAGATAAGCACACCCAGTACCCGATGTTCATAGTTCACCTGCCTATATGTTGTGAGAAATAACCTTTGAGACCACTAGATGTAGTGGCCTCTCGTCTATCACTCAGCTATTGCGTTCAGCCTGCCTTGCAGCTCGTCTTGATGGTCTGCCTGAGTCCAAGACACTGGGTCTGTGATTATCAGTCGCCCGTTGTTATCAACCATCACATTAGCGCGGTGTGTGTCGAATGATGCCAGCCCGTAGAAGAAACTGTTAATCTTCTTAGCAGTCTGCGCAAGGTCCTTGATATACTGGGCCTCGACGTGTGCAAACTCAGCCCGTGCGTCTTGGTCCAGCCACCAGCTCAGGGCCTCAGACGGTTGCTCGCAATGGTCTATTATCGCGTTGACTACACGCCACGACACGTTTAAGACTCGCTGCTCGTAGGTCTCACCATCCCGGCAGTAGTCACCGCCGATGTCATTCAGTGAGCGGTACTTATCCATAGCCACCATGTAGGCCCTGCTGAAGCGCTTGACCAGATGGATGACCGGAAGCCCAGCCAGACCCTCGTTCTCTCGGCAGAAGGCCGCATATGCAGCGCCTGAGTCATCCTTCTTAAAGCCTACCTTGATTGCATATCCCGGCAGGTCCTCATGCTCAAAGGCAGCGGCGAAATGTCCAAGGCCTAACAGCTTGTAACCATGTTCCCGCGCCAGTATCTCAAAGGCTCCCCAGCGAGGTTGACCAGCTATGCCAGCGCTAGAGTCTTCAATCTTGTAGCACTCCTCGCAGATGATAGCGTGGAGCTGAGACATCAGGTTATTCATGATTACTTTATCGTGTGCGTTCATTACGTGTGTTTCCTTCTTGTGGTTAAGTGACAATCAGTCAGGCCACCAGCATGGATGACCTGTAGTCTGGCACTCGTCTACAGCGCTAGGCCCTAGACCTCCACCGCGATGGTCGTCATCTTGGTTACAGTAAGTCCGCCAGCCAGCTCGACTGCATAGCGTATCGCCTCTTCTTTGGACTTAAAGTCCTTACCAGCAAGGTGGTATGTGTCCCCTGTTATTACCTTAGATGGACTGCGACTTACCGCAATAGCGTTTTCCATGGCAAGCTCACCACGGCTATACTGAGTAAACCAGCGCTTCACCGAACTCGTCCCCACCCCGAACTTTTGGGCTGTTTCCGTCACCCTATCCATAACGCCCTCAGGTAGAGAGGTGTAGTATTCAACAACGTTGAGTTTAAATGCTAACGAGAATACATTGCGAGTTTTAGCAGTCATTATTCTTTCCTTCTATATTTGTCAAGTGGTAATCACTCAGGCCACCATGTAGATGACCTGTAGTTTAACACTCAGTACCCGCCTGTCAGCGTTATGGTTAGCGCATGGTGGTTAGCCGTGTAGCAGGCCCCGCGCTTCATCAGCTCGACGAGACCATCATAGAACGCCTGCTCGCTGCTGTAGCTTATCGTGTACATCAGTAGAACCTCCTTGCGTACTTGAGGAAAGCGCCATCACGCAGAATCTCCCAGTCTCCCCAGCTCAGGCTATAGCTATGCGGAAGTTTGAACTCCTTGTTAACGTGTATGCTTGACCGTATGGTCACAAACTTGGAGTCGCCCACGGTCTCAATATCAACCGTTATCCACGGCTTGATGTGATTAGGGTATGAGTTAATCATCTTACACCACCTCCCAGAACCGACCTTCAGCATCTTTCGTGAAGCATTCGCCCTTTGGTGCCTCGACTTGCTGGAATGCCCCGTTCAGACGTGTGGTCTTGTAGCCATCCAGACCTTTGCAGAACATCAGGCCAGCCGTGTGAGTCTGAGACTTGTAGACCATCACGCAGTCTTGCTCAAAGTCATTGCAGGCCAGCCGCGCAACGTTGATAGCCTGAGCTTTGGACTCACAGCGCACACGATATGTTCTCTCCTCAGTGGCGACCTCTTGCCCTTCCTCGCGGTAGCATCCTGTAAGCCCAGTGCATTCGAGCACACCGTAGTAGTCTGGCTCAGCTTGTAGCAGTGCCTTAAGGTCTAACTGACGGCCCATGTTCACTATGTCTGACAGTCCAGCACGAGCGGCTGACACGAGCACATAGAAGACGTTAGCTGGTTCGTTAGTGTAAATCATGATGTGTATCCTTTAAGTGTGAGTGATTATCATAAAGAGACCTGAGGCGCTCATCTTGAGCCTGACCCGCAGTAGCCAACAAGTCTCTTGAGTTAATCGCTTACTATCGGCGCACATTAAGAGTTATCCAGATTGTTAAAGAGCATTCGCTTGGCTGTCGTCGCCTCGCTAGCCTGTTTCAGTGTTAGGCTTCACTGTCGTTTCGATGTGGTTCATACTACTTTAAGTCGTTACTGCTTGTCAACTACTTTCTTTCTGTCGGTTGCCTGTTTTTCGTATGTCTTACAGGCTGACTACTTAACCGGACCGACCCGGCGTCTTCACTATCCGGTTGTTGCCGTGTCGTGTTGACGGAAGCTATTAAACCAAAAGTCAGACCTACTGTCAACAACTATTTATCATGGTAATTTATACAGTAGTCCAATGACTATATAATAACGACTACAGATGATTGACTTTAAGTCTGGACTGTGGATAATGAGAGTCCAGTTAGCAAGACACTAACTAATAACCCTAGTCAGCTATGGTCTCTGACTGCTAAACGGACCGGATGTGATAACCTGTGAGTCTAGACCTTAGGACTCTGATAAACTGAAGGTCGACATGGTGTCTATTGACTGTAGGTAGTGAGACTGTAGGTAGTCCCGTTACCAATGGATTGACTGTAGGTAGTGAGACTGAAGGTGATGACTCTAGGCTGATACAGATAGCGACTCAGGGACACAACATATAGTCCCGACCAATCGTCCCTACCACAAGATATAGGCCCTATCGGTCCAGACTTCGGGTCGACTTCGGGTCAAAGACTTGAGGTTTAGACCTTCGGTCTAGGGGTAGGGCCTTTGGTCGAGACTTAAAGAGGGCCTATGGGGAGACTTGAGGTTCTTGAACTGTGAGATGTGGTCTCAAACTTTTGGTCCAAAACTCATCGTCCCTACTGTAGGCCTCAGCCACTGTAGGTCAAGGACCGTAGGTCAGGCGACACTAGGGTAGACCAGTGAGTAGGATGACCCTAAGTGAGCTTCTCTTAAGGTGTTACCTAAAGTCCTTGACTACAGTAGCTAAGGTCAGTAGAGTAGCGTCAGCTATGAACTGACCTTAGGTCCGTCTTTCGTTGATTGTTACCATGATGGCGTTAATGACACTCAGACACCAGAGTACATACGAGAGTCTCGACCCACCCGACCCACTGACTTCCAGCAGTAACGCCAGCAGCAAGTAGAACAGCAGCAAGAAACCTGTATGTAGCTCTATTGGTCGCCAGAGCTTTAAGAACAGCTTTGGTCTTACCCATGCTACATACCTCCTGTCGCTTAGGGTCTACTTAAGTTATGAGGGTGTGATGATTACAATCACCCTCTCCATCGGTGCTAACCTTAGGTAAGAACTAAGGAGTCTGCCTCCTAAGGTCTTGCATAAAGTGTGCATATGCTTATTCATTGAGTCTTTACTATAAGTAACCGGGGGTCTTCCCTATAGTGATAGTTAAGTCCCTTTCCCTTTAGAATCATTAAATTACGAGAGATACCTAACGCACTACTTACTGCTTATACATGCAGATTTCATGCGTAGGTATTCATTAGGTTAGTGGAACTTGACGTAGGACCCTAAGCCTAAGTCATCATCTGTATTGAACTGGACCCGGACCCCATTGTCCCAATAGTCAGTCTCGATGGACTTAAAGCCTTTCCGAGGGTCTTCCATCTGTTCCTCAAGCCACTCTTCTGTTACTTCACGCTGTCCCTTGACGGCATCCTTCGCCATAGACTCTACGAAGAACTGTACACCGATAGCCAGAGCATCAAGTCGGTCGTCATGAGCCAAGGCTCCACGTTCACGGCTGATACGGGTCATCTGGTAGAACAGAGAGTAGATAGGGTTACGGACACCATCCTTATCGGCAGCAGTCTGGTAGTCAGACACAATGGTCGAGGAGTTCACGATGAGTCGGTGAGACCCCATGATAGGCTCCAGAACGTCGCAGATGCGCAGCTCCTTCTGACCCTTACTCTTGACCTCGGTAACTGCTGCCGGGTGAATACGGGCCGCTACAGGCTTGAAGAGTTCGAGATACATACCGTCACCGAAGTTACCTTCAATCACGTACTCGTTGACCTTCCACTTACGACCAATCTTAGCCAGAGCCTCCAGCGTAGAGTCCTCATAGCCACCACGCATACCACCCGCTTCCATCACGAAGATGTAGCCGTTGAGCTGGTACAGAACCGCATACCCGGTCTCATCCTTACCTCGACCACTTGGGTCAATGACCAGAATCTTCTGGGTGTACGAACTGAAGGCAGAACCTACAGTCTGATACGTATGGTAGGAATCGCCCATGAGTCCCACGTTAGGAACGTCATCACGCTTGTTCTGAAGGTTCGGCAGCCACTGGTATACCATAGGGCTAGACTCAGGGTCCAAGTCCGCTACGATAAGGTCACGCAGCTTCAGAGGGTATTTCTCGGCGTCCCCTAGGTTGGGGTTCAGCATGAACTGTAGGGCGAAGCCCGCCTTACCATAAGACAGCTCACGCTCCTTCAGGTCCTCATCGTCGAAGCGAACCTCATCGGTCGGTCTCCAGTAGTATCCCTCAGGGTCAGACTCCAGCTCGGCCTGAAGCATAGGAGCCAGACGGTCTCCGTAAGACTTCCAGTCCTTCTCATCACGTGGGTAGCGGGCAGGCCAGATGGTAGTTGAGTAACCACGACCCTCAAGCTGTCGATACAGGGTCATCTCGGTCTGAGGAGTACCCAGATAGATAACCGTACCACCCGGCTTCAGGATTGCGTCGAACTCTTTCACCAGCTCTGACAGTCTGTCACGTGCCGCCTGAGTAGCGGAGTTACCGGGGACCTCTACGTCATCGGCAATCAGGATGTCAGCACGGCTACCAGTTAACTGACCAGTGATACCAACGGACTTAACCGAGGGAGAGTGGTCAGGCTTGGCAGGCCCTACGTCAAAGCTGATTACTGCGTCTCGCTGCCCCTGCTTAGGCTTCAACTCTTGGAGCTGAGGCATGAGGTCGATGATACGCTTGATGAAGATTGAGTTCGCATCGGCTCGTTCCTTTGAGGCCGACACAATCATGAACTTCAAGTCCGGGTTATTCCATAGCTTCCAGACCACGAAGGCACACGTAATGAAGGACTTCCCGATACCACGGAATGCCTGCAAGATGAAGCGCCTGTTGTCCCCAGCCGATAGCTTCTTCGCCATGTCAATCTGACAGCGAGTCGGAACAGGAAGTGACAGAGCTTTCCACAGAACGAACAGGAAGAACACGAAGTCTGACTTCATACGGGCAGTCATAAGCGCCTGACGCGCTGCTAAGTCTTGACTCAAGGTTTCACCTCCTTCTCTTGCTGCAAGGCCCTGATGGTCCCCTGCAAGGCCTTAATCCATTCGTCGCCTTTCAGTCCGATGGCGATAAGACGCTTAGCATCTCGCTCGTCAAGGTCGGCGTAGCCATCAACGAGGCATCGACCGTCACTCTGGACCGTTCCACTGGTAGGCTGGACTCTGATGCGCAGCCGCTTGTTATCGCGGTTAAGGTCAGCAATAATCCTATCAGTAGAGCCTTCCAGCTCGGACATCTTGTCTTGGTATTCTTTTGCAATACGTGACACCTCTCGCTGTACCGAAGTGCGCGTTCTGTCCTCTGCCTGTAGTTTAGTGATGTACTCATCGTTTACCTTCGCCTCCCACTTTGTGTCCGCTACCCAGTAGCCTGAACAGAACAGGAGTCCTGCCACCAACCACGGGAGCGCTTTACGTAAAAGTTCGAGCATAGTTGCCCTCCTGTTTTAAAAGAATTCACGTAGAGTCACCTACGTTAGTGTTAATCATGAAGGCCACCCACTACATGTAGTAGATGACCTTGAGTCTAACACTTACTGTACACCATACCCGGTGTCATTGTCCTCAGTAGCTGAGAGCACCTTATCGTACTCCCTGTTCAACGCCTCCATGTCAGCTAACTGTTTCTCATCCACAGACACCTTGCTGAGTACAAAGTTGTGGCGAGCTAGCAGCTTCTCGATAGCGTTGTAAAGCTGAGGTGAACGCTTGGTGTCATCCCGCAGGTCTTGCAGCATGAGTCTAGCACGTTCAGTGTCCAGCATTAACAGGAACTTCTCTAAGTCCATCTGCGTCATGTCTTACCTCCGCTCTTAATCGTCTTGTAAATCAGTACGCCAATCTGCACCACGGTATACGCGATAGCAGCGACGTAGAACCATTCGTTGAGTGTTAACCCAAAGAAGAACCGACTGGCACCATCAGCCGCAGCGGTCCCGACGATAGGCGAGGCTTTGAGGACCTCATTCTTGAAGTCGAACTCAATCATACTACCTCCATTGTTAAACGGGTCGTCCTTGACCCAAAGTTATCGGTTAGTAAGCACCGAAGGAAGGCTCGGAGTTACCGAACCAGTCAGAGCCTTCAAGCTCAATGTTCCAGTAACCAGTAGGTGCAGCACCCGGCCACGTAAGGGTGAACAGGAAGTAGATACCGCCTTTCCACGAAGTGTCAGACGCTGAGCCGTTCTGAGGCTGAAGTCCGCCGTTGAAGTCGTAGATATTCTCCAGAGGCATGTTCGTACCGTCCTGACCAGCAGCCCTGACCAAAGACTGCACAGCAGTTGAGAGCTGAGCCGTAAGTGTCGGGTAGGAGGCCTCAGCAAGTGTTGACTTCAGAACCTTACCAGTCCAAGTCAGACCAGACGAACCGTTCTTGTACACGAGGAACTCAATGTACGTTCCCTTCTCGTCTGTGATTCGGAGAGTGGCAGGGATAGTGTTGTAGAAGTATGGCGTCGGAAGGCATAATGCTCCCGGACCAGTTCCCAGAACGCTTTGAGGCACTCGCATATGGAAGCTATTCAGTGCGGTAGCCTGAGGCAGGTTGTTGCCCTGTCCAGATGGGCTTGGCAGCTTGCGGGTATGTACAACCTTATAGCGTCGCTCCTCGTCCTGACCCCACATCTGCTCAGTAGACAGTCCAAGAGGGATGGGCTGAATAGTCAGACTGTTGATGAAAGACTCGGAGGCATCTGTTCCATCCAGAGCCTTGAAGAAAGTCAAAGTATGCCAACCACGCCCAATGACTCGACCAATGAACTTGCGGGAACCAGAAGCACCTGAAAAGTCGTTCGGAGACTTAGGGGTTCGCTCAAGGGACATACCGAAGGAGTGGGGCTGGTCGTCAGCGTACTGGTAGTAAGGCTGAGCGTTGTTGTTCCACCAGCGACTGTTGGTCATGATGACGTTCATCTTCCCTACGAACTTACCGTAGATGTGCGCGGCCTCAGCATCCAGATAGAAACTGAAGGTCGTGACTACCCGCGTACTCCCCGGAAGCTGACCAGTTACCTTGGTTCTTGTAAACGCTCCGTCAGAGCGGAACGCTCCAATGTTCCCCATAGCATCGCACCAACCAACTCGGTCTGACATCATGCCAGTCCATACGGTAATCTCGTTAACCACTGGACGGTAGGTGTCCAGAAGTCCCCCAGCCATGAGCATGGACGCCAGTTTCTCACCGTGAATCGCATAACCCATAGAGTTGTAGTGTAGACCATCAGACTGCACGGCGGCGAAGTGACGATAGAACATTACCTCATGCGCGTCAAAGATTGGACAGCCATACACACGGGCAACCATCTGTAAACGCTTGGCCCAGTGCAGCCAGCTTGGTTTCCCAGCCCCCTGACCACCTCCTGAAGGACGCTGAACAACAACAGCACAGCCCCACTCGATGTAGCGACGAATCAGCTTCTCCATGTACTCCATGTAGATGTCAAGAGTCGCACCAGCAACGCCACCGGAGTCGTTAATCGCATACATGATGAACACGATGTCACAGTTCGGGTTTGTCTGCCATTCAGCCTGCTCATACGCCTGCTTAGCAGTGTGACCAGAGATTGCTCGCATAACAACAGTTGATGTGCAGCCGGACTGCTCAGCGAGGTAAGACGCAAAGCGGTAAGGGTAGTTCATAGACGCACGGGTCGCCCAGTCCCCATCCTGAGGCGGGATAACGTCAGAGGACGTCCGGTCGAAACCAGCAGTCATTGAGTCTCCCAAGAAGCAGGACTTGATGGACCCACGGTTATGGACCTGATAGTCTACCCACGCCAGCTTAGCCATGTTCTTCGCACGGTACGACGCAGAGTCAGACTGAACGAGCCACTGCTCAACGGTACGACCATCTGAGGCTTTTACCATAGAGGCACCACCAGTCCCAGCCAGTTGTCCGCGTAAAGTCGCATCAGTTACGTCAATCCATTTACCCGTGCCGATACCGCCAGCAGACGTTGGGGTAGAACCAGCGGGGACTACCTTAGGCAGAGTACCTTCCCAGCGCCAGTGAGTCGTTGCGGTTCCTGACCCGTACTGGAGTACATCGTTCTGAAGACGAACAGTACCGCCGTTCTCGAATGAGCCTACAGGAGTGTACCCATTCTTACCTAGAAGGATAATCTGATTCAGGATGTCCTGAGCGTCCTTACCAGCCTCTACCGCTTGGTCAGCGTACTGCTTGGCTAAACCTGTAGACTGGTCGCGGCCTTCTTCAGCGATATGAATGGCTTGAAGTTCTGAGTTAGTCAGGTCTGTAGCCGTCAGGACAGAGCCGTCACGAAAATCTACCAGAAGGTCTGTAGATGTGAATCGGTGAATTTGAAGGATGTCGAACCCGGCCTGAGACGTGAGGATTTCGATAGTGGTAGGATTCAGGAACAGATAGTCGTTACCAGCGGTCAGCACTCGGTTAAGGGCCGCATCGTTACTGTTGACCAAAGTCACCACTACGAACGGTCGAGCCAGATAGTCGAAGGTAATCTTATATTGGGTCTGACCAGCAGGAAACTGAGTCAAAGTGGTGTTAGCCATTGGGCCTCCTTAAGTGTTGAATTAAATGGGAGCCTATGGTAGCACTCCCGTTTCCTATAGTGATAGTTTAGTCCTTGATGTGAATACCTTGTTCCTCAAAGGTTCCCAGTAGGAGCTTCTGAGTAATCGGGTCGTTCGGGACTAGCTCGCGGAAAGTGTTATACATCCCGGTCATGTAGTCTCGTTCGTTCACTCTGGTATCAGCCTTCAAGTATCCAGCCAAGTTGTAGGCCGAAGCACCAACGTTAGCGGCGTATCCAAAAGCAGGAACCTGCTCAAGGAAGTTACCGACCACATTCATCACCGGGTCACTCTTCGCAGCGCCATAGGTAATAGCACGTTCAGGTTTCTCGGTAGGTGAGCGCGGAAGGATTGACGAGCGGAGCATCTTAGTGTCCTCATACCCAGCGATTCCACCCAGAATGTTGGCTACCCCAAGAGGACCACCTAAGTGGGAGCTACGGGACAGAGCCGCATAGCCAATCATTGTCGGGTTAAGGGCTTGCTTCAGATACTCACGGTCACGACCGTCCTGCATAGCGTAGGCCTTGATGTGCGCCTGAGCCATGTAGTACATTCCAGCCAGACCCATAGACATAACCGTTGATAGTGCAGCGTCCATCGCTCGGTTGTTCTTGGTGGCATTGTAGAAGGTACGCATGGTTCGACCGTTGATGGACTTGATAACGAAGTTCTTAAACTGCAAGACAGTCTTCGCCATCGGTCCATACGCCTTGGCATCCATGTTGCTCAGCTTGTGCGGACGAATCATGGTCTCGTCAGCGATGGCATCACCCATACGCCAGAGGTCCATAGCCCTTGGGTCCTGACTGAACGCCTTCTTATCCTTGATGGTGTACTTCCCGTCTGGGCCACGAGTCACTGACTCACGGATGAGGGACTTAATGCCCTTCCACTGCTCGTCCGAAATACCAGCGGTCTTCAACCAGCGGTCATCAAACTTACGCTTACTTCCAGTCAGGCTGTGCTCCACGATGTCAGACAGGAAGCCTTGACGTCCAGCATCCAGCAGGTAGTTCGTCGTGCCGTTCAGGACCTTCGTAAACGGAGAGCGGACCGCAAGTTCACCAGTGTAATACTTGGCAGAACCCAAAGCCGTAGCTGCTGGTTTACTCAAGGCACTGTACGCCCGCAGGCGGTCTATGACATCCTGTTTTGACGGACGGATTGAGTCGTCCAGTTCCTTACCGAAGATAACATTGTGCAGGTCCTTAATCTCTGATGCCCCTACCTTCTTGTTACGGAAGGCTAGGTCACGGAACATAGGTACTCCATGTAGCAATGCACGAACGTTACCACGAGCCAGCATACCACCAATCTCCGTTAAATTCTGAACACCCATGTAGGCATTCTTAGCGAAGAAGGACAGGTCTGTCATTGTGCGCATCACTGTAGCAAAGGCAGCATCGTCTGCACCATCACGTCGAGCACGACCAGTCAGAATCTTCAGGGTGTCACGCAGTGTTGAGACTTCACCCTTCAGTTTACCGTCATCACCAGCACGGTTCATCAGGGTCTCTACTGCGTCCTTCATCTCCTTCGTGGTCTTACCTGTCCCAGCCATGATAGCAATGTCCCCATTGACTCGACGGTTGTACGCCGGGACAATCTTATCCATGTCCCACTCACGGAGGCTGTTCACACTGAACGGTTGACCGTTTGGCAGGATGATAGACATATCGCTATCGAACAGGTTACGGGCCTCAAGGAAGTTGTTGTTCTCCAGACCCACCAGACCGTTGATGTTCTCTTCCATGACAGACGAGCGCTCGAATAGGTCGGTGTGAGAGATACCGTAAGCCTTATCGTTGGCGTACTTCTCGACCGCAGCCGCGAGTCCTTCTGGAGTCAGATTAGGGTCAGCTTCCATCAAGGCCTCATCCACCCGCGCTTTGACCTCAGGTCTTGACGCATAGCTCGTTAGCCAAGACTTCTTGATTGCCTCCTGTAGCGCCTCAGGGCTTCCAAGCTCCTTGATGTACAGCTCCTTCATCTGGTTGCTGTAGACGTGAGGAACGTATGTCCCCTTGAAGCGGCTGCCGGGGAAGATAGACTTAGCGTCCACCCGACCGAACATCGCGGGGTTCTCCATCATCTCACGCTTGGCGTCGAACTGGTTCTTCAGCAGGTCGTAGACCTTCAGTTCGCCCGGAGTAAGCTCAGACTTCAGGTTTCCACTTCCGTCCTCGATAGCCAGAGCTACACGCTGGTAGATGTCCTGACGGAAAGCCCCTGTGTCCCGGTTGAAGTTGGTCTGGAAGTACGGGTCCTTCAGAGCCTCAGTCACCGCATCGTCGATGTCGTTGTAGAACCGATGGTCCACTGCACGAAGTCGCTCGAATACGTCTGACGCTGTAGTCCCAATCTTCCCGCTCGCACCCGACTGCATACCTGTAGGGGAACGCACCAAGTCAGCGGCAAGTCCGCGAATCTCAGGGTTCTCAGACCTCAAGAGTTTCAAGCCAATCTCGGTAAGTCCACCAAGGTTTACACCAGCAGCAGCACGCTCAGGCTCAATCACCTCGTCGAAGACTTGGCGTGTCTTAGGGTTCAGAGGGTTCTCACCAATCAGGATTGAGCCATCTTCCAGTCGAACACTTCCCGGCTCGTTCGGAACGTCAGCAAACTTAACGCCTTGGTGACTGAAGGTCTGCTCTCCTTCACGGATTGGTAGACGCGACAGGTCCTGACCGTCAACGTTACGAGCAGTCTCACGTGCCTCAAGACGTGTAGCTGGACCAGCGAACTCATTGGTAGACTTTCCAAGAGCCTTGCCAAGAGCGTCACCGATAGCAGTCATGCCACCACCGAAGAGCGCACCGCCCATAATTGCCTCAGACACGTGAGCATCGCCACCAGCAACAGAGGTACGAGCAATCTCAGACGCGCCAGCCAACGCACCAGACTGAGCAGCCACGGTGAACATCTTGTTAACCAGCTTACCGCCTTTACCTACCTGTCCGGCAATAGGAACATAGGTCAGTGGGTCCACTCCAGCGCCAATCACACCAGCCGCAAGTTGAGCGCCAGTCCCGGCCTTAGCCTTCTCAGCGTCTAACTTCTGGTTCTCCAGCGCCAAGTTAATCAGCTCGGTCAGATTCTGAGGCGAACCACCAGTGATTACTCCGTAATACTGAGGAAGTACCCCAGCGTTACGAATCTGGTCTAACTCCTCGCGGGACCACTTGTGGTTATTCCAGCGGGTAGGGTTAAACACATCGCCAATGACATCGAGCGAGTCCTCAGTCTGACCAGCGCGGACAGCCACGCCCACCAGAGAGTTCTTCACTTCAGCCTCAGCAGCTCCGCCGAAGCCGAACCATGTAGAGCGGTCAGCTCTTTGGTCCAGCGTCTCGCCAGTTGACTTATAGAACATCTCTCCGAAAGACTCGTTAGGAGCCTCAGGTTCCTGACCTTCGATGTTCATACCAGTAACGCCCGGAAGGTTCTCTCCAAGAGCGACTTTAGGTTTAGCCTTCAAGCCCTCCGTGAGAGCGTCGAAGACGTTAGCGCTTACTGGTGGGGTCTTTGGGGTGATGCCTCCAGCACCACTTAAGGCGCGAGAGACTCCGAGCTTGTAGACCTCAGGGTCATACCGGGAACCAGTCTCGTGGTAGCCGATAGCCTCAGACAGAGAGGCGAGGACATCAGGGTTCGTCAGGTCGATACTTTGGGACGCTGGAATGCCAGTGGCAGCCACAACAGAGTCGATGTAAGACTGAGTGTCGTTCTCGCTAGGTGGTGCCCATCGGTTGATAATCTTCTCGATTGAGTCGTAGCCTTGGCGACCGTAGGACATCAGGTTCTTCGCCAGAGCGCGGACGCCAGAGTCAGGAGTGTCGAACGTTACGAAAGACCCATCGTCTCCTGTAGCTCCTTCCCACTGGTCTTTGGAAACACGAATGTTCCCGATGTTATTGTTGCGAATACCACGAGTCGCCATTGTTATTACTCCTTACCGATTAAGGTGTTTGCGATACCCTCCAGCGAGACATCACCGTACAGACCACCGCGTTTCTGGATGTTACCTTCACGCTCGGCTCGACGCTTATCACCAGCCGCTTTAGTCTCGACAATGCGAGCGCGGGTATTGGCTTTACGTTCAGCTTCAGCGTAGGCTTTATCCTCAGCTTGCTTCTGCTGTTCACGGTACAGTTTGCCCACCAGTTCCTTATCGTAGCGAATACGAATGGTCCCAGTGGCGTCTTGCAGGAAGACCGAGCCGTTCTGCTCAACTACAGAGAGCTGAGAGTTCACGACCCAAGGGTTAGTTTTGATTAGTTGCTTGCGAGCTGTGTCGATAATGTCTCGACCAACCTGCCACGACTCAGGGTTATCCCCGACCATAAGTTGATGTTTGGACACCATGCCGATGGACTTACCGTCCTGACCATCATCATTAAAAGTCACGGTGTTCTCGTTCAGCCACTTCTGAGTGTTCTGGGTAGCTGCATCGGCGTTACCTGTGCGGTAATACCATGAGTCCCATACCTTACGAGCACTTGCGTCCAGACTCGTCGGGAGACGCGAGAGGTCCTTGTTCTTCGAGTCGTTCTTCAGCTCCTGCCACGCCTTGTCAGACTCAATGCGCATCTCACGGGACTGACTTGCAGCCTGTTTGTCAGCGTCAATCATAGTCTGAGGGTCCAGACCCATCTTGTCCATCTGCTCGAAAGTCGTGAACAATTGGGCCTGCTCAGGGTAGAGGGCCGCGAAGCTGGAAGGGTCCTGAGTGTAGACCTTACGCAGGGACTCGAAGCGCTGCATCTTGTCTGGGTCGTATTGACCACGGATGACAGCAGCTTGCCACTCACCAGCAGCATCCTGAGTCAGCGTCTGGAAGGCGTTACGGAACGGGCCATTGTTGGTATCAGCTCGCAGCAGCGCTACCTTCTGAGCATCCTTAGCAGCCTGAGGTATATCCATCTGGTCAATCTGCTGGAGTTTACCCATGGCGTAGTTGTTCATGTCCGAACGCTTGAACTCACCAGTGGCCTCGGATACCGGGAGGTCCTCATAGTTGGTGGACACGTTTTCGCCAGCCAGTCGTCTCTGATACACTTGGTCGATGACCAACTGCTTATTCTGAGTCTGGATGAGCTTAGTGTTCTCCTTAGCCTGCTCAGCGGACTTGCGCTTCACGGACTCTAAGAGGCTGGCCTCGGCATTGATGAGCATCTGACGTTGTGGTGTCATTTCCTCACCCGGCTGAAGCTGGTTGTTCTGAGCCTTGAGTTTCTGGATTTGAGCCAGACCAATGGTCGGGTCATCCTGAAGTAGTGCAGACTGAACTCCCAGAGACAAGTCTTCCTGATACTTCGCTACCAGCTTATACTCGGTTCCTTGCGCCTCGACCACAGCAGCGTTGAAGACCTCAGGCCCAACAATCTCCTCAATCGTGGCGTCCACCCCGTTAAGGGTGATACGTTCCTGTCGAATCTGCTGGAGGAAGTTAGCGCCACCGGACTTCTGGATTGCATCCCGTACCGTCTGTGTGATTACTTCAGTCGCCCTTTGGTCAGACGGAATGGCAGCAGTGGTCAGCCCATCGCGAAGATACGCCATGAAAGACTTGCCTGCCTCAGGTGAGCGCATCAGGTCCCCATCATTCAGGAACGAGTTCAGCTCTACACGGGTGTTCAGCATAGCAGTATTCTCTGACTGCTTAGAGAAATACTTATTGAACGACCCGTAGATGGCTATGTTTCGGTCCGTGATGTCTGCGTTAAATCCACGCTGGAAGTGCTCATCATTGGGGTTAATACCAGCCTCGTCAGCATAAGACTTAGCGGCATCCTGAAGTCGCTGGTGGCGGTACTCCTCCATTTCCTGACGGGTGCGGAACTCACCGTTCTGAATCTTGACGTTAATCTCATCGTCTACCGCATAGGCAGCGTTTCGACCAGTCTTGACTTTCAGTGCCTCCATTGCATACGGGTCGTCCTGATACAGCAGAGTACCATTCTGGATAGCCTCACGCCTTTGCTGGGGAGTCAGCTTACGGATAATCTCGTTAGACCGCTCGTCACCAAGGTTCTTGGACTTCTCTTGGAACTGCTTGTACAGACCTGTGCCCGACTCAACGAAGTTAGTGAGCGCACGGGCAAGACCGGAGTCACCAGTCTGCCCCTGAATGTTCGCCGCCTGATAGTCCACACTGATAGCTTTGCCCGGAGCGCGACCACGGCCCATAGTCCGGTTAGCTAAAGCTGATTCGATATTACTAGCCATTGGTCCTCCTGTTAGCTGTGACCTGTAGGTGTGCCTTTAGCAGCACTAATTGGAGCAGCACCGCCAGACGGCTTAGCGCCAGAGATAGAGCTACCCATAGCGTAACCCTGCATACCAGCAGAGGTGACGTTAAGTGCATGAGCCAGAGGGCTGGTCTTGATGATTTTAGCCTGACCCTTGATGGCAGACTTGGTGTTCTCGATGTTGGCAATACGGTTCCCGAAGATAGCCGCATAATCGCGGTTGTAACTTTCGGTGATGCCAGCACGTTCTTTCACAGTGTCTCCTTCCACTGAGCGCTCAATGCGTTTCATGGAGTTTCCTTCAAGACCGGACTCAGCCACTGCTGCACGGACCATGCCCTGATTGCGAATACCGTTCAGGGTTGTCTCTGTCAGCTCAGCGACCTGTTGCTCTTTAAGGTCTCGCTCCTGCATCGTCAGGTTGGCGTCAGAGTAGTTCATCTGCTTAATCATCTCCTGAGCCTGTCTGTTCTGAGCGTCGATGGCAGCACCCTCAGCCTTGGCCTGTTGAGATGCGGACATAGTGGCCCCGGCTACAGCCAGTATACCCATTCCGATACTTACGGGTTCACACATACGTCCTCCTTAGAGATTGTGAATAGTTGAAAACGCTCACCTGTTACCGGACTAATAGTCACCTCAGGGTGAAACTTAGCTCCCAGCAACCGCAAGAATTTAATGTGAGACTTGTTGCCTGACCACACGTAGTTCCAGATGGTCCCGTATTGGTCTAACATTAAGTCCCTGTACTCAGAGATGCGCTGAATGAACTCACGCTTGTCTTTAGGACGTAACCTTTCGACAAGACTTGAAGTCAGGAACCACACGTTATCTCCTTGGTTCCCTCCATAGGCAAACACTTCGCCTACGCCATTCGTCAAAACCACAGATGACGGAGTTAGGTGACTGAGCATTCTGTCTGTCAGACCCTTGGTCGACCCGAAGTTTGCCATGCACTCATTAACGTCATCCTGTGAGAGATGTCCCAATAGGTAGTGAACATCTGGTTCAGTAGCCTTACGAATATACATAAAGTCTCCTATAACTTAAAGGGCCTATAGTCCCTATAGTGATAGTTAAGTTGAAACTATAGGCCATTCAATTAGTTAGATAGCTTTGGCTTTACGGGCATATGAAGCCTCCCAGCCGCAACCAACGATGGACACTGGGGTCGGATAGTCTGACTCAAGGATTAACCGAGTGTGCAGAGCATCTCCGTTCATTGGGAACCTGAACTGACCGTCACCAATGTTAACCTGACCGATGTCCTGTAGACCCAGCTTGTAGCCATTCAGAGTGTTCAGGAACTCACGGTGCTGGTTGACAACTCGCATCACCAGAGCACCAGTTCGCTGATAGTTCACCCAAGCGCGGCGAAGCTGTAGTCGACCGGAGTCTTCCGTCACCGTCCCGTTCTGGTCTTCATACTTAATGAGGAACCGAGAGAAGGCGTAGGTGAACTTATAGACGCGACCAAGGAACACTGTCTTGCCTGACCAGTCCCCCTTCACAGTCACCCACCGAGTGCTGGACCATACGGTATCCGGCAGTTGGACGAATCGCCCACTGGAGTCTACCATTACGTACTTCCCTGCTGGTGGGAAAACTCCACCATAAGCAGCGCCAACGTCGAATGACGAGGTGTATGTGTTAGGGTTAAACGCGTTAGTCGGAATGACCATAGTGGTTTTGCCATCAAGATGCAGGCGGTAGGGTTCGCCAGCGATGTCCACAGTCTCCTTGATGAACTCCAGCTTCTCCAAGTCCACGCCATAGCCATGCTTACGCACGATGTACATAGCGGACCCGATACAGGCTGATGCCATAATCTGCTCGCCCTGCTCCAGCTCCCAGTGTGACCACGAGGCTTGAAGCTGTACGCCATCCTTGAAGAGGAACTTGTAGATGAACAGCTTGTTCGGAGCGCCCTCAGTCGACACGGTGATGAAGTTCTCAGTAGAGGACCCTTGGATGTCGAATACTCCATTAGGAATATAAGACAGCACATGCCCGGTCGTATCGTCTGCGTCCTTCACGTCTGTAACGTCAGCCACCGCAAAGTAACGGTTAATGCTGGTGAACGAGCCGCGAGGGGCAGCGAAGAAGACTGAACGTCCAATGGCAAACGGTCGAGCATTATCACTAACAGCGAACTCAGAGCCTACATCAAGTTGGATGGACTTGGCTGTCAGCACCCCGGAGCTGGTCATCACGAACTGCACCTCGTCAGACCACAGTAGTAGCTGTTCTGCGAATGGTACAGCATACTTCAGGATTGAGATTCGAGGGTGACTCACAGCCACGTCAATCGGGTCATCATCACTGAGGGTCGCCACGCTCTTAGGGAAGAACGCAAAGTATCCAGCAGACCGGGACATAATGACGTTCTCGCCGGAGAGGAACCCTAAGCGGTTACGATAGAAGAACACATCGTTAATCGTAGAGTTCACGAAGCTAGGCATCGGGTTGGTCTCATCGTTACCAGCACCACGCTCAGTCCAGTCTAGGGTCTGGAACCTAAAGTTACCATCTGCCTGTCTGACCAGAGCGTGTGGCATGGTGGAAGCGTCAAAGCCTGTTATGGTCCCCGGCTCCACAGTCTCACGCCAAGTCTTCTTCGCAGAGTCATACTTCACGAAATACTCATCGGCTGAGCTGTTGGTCTCTCCCTGAATACGGATTATGTATCCTTCAGGTGCTGCCAGAGGTAGCTTACTGATAGTCTGAACGGTGTCAAGGACTGCGTTGATTAGCTGGTTAGCGTAGCCATCTTCGGTCTCCACCGAGTTGATGGTGGTCCCTGCTGGTGCTTTAATCTCAATGTAGCCAGACCCAAGGGTGAACGTGTAGTTCGGATAGGCCACGACAAGCAGGTCCACTAACGCCTTGCCGATAGCCTGAGCGTCGACTTTAGGTGGGTCATCCTTGGCGTTATCTCCCGGAGGAAGCTGGTGCTCAACCTTTGTCCCGCCATTGATTCCTACCTTCAGCAATCTACCGTACTGACCACCACGAAGGTTAATCAGTGCGCGGTTCTTCATGTTGTAAGTAGGGTTTGCCTTAGTTGTCCCCTGAGCCACCACAGTGCGGCGATTCACTACGAACGTGTAGTCAGCTACTGTAATGACCCGGATGTCGTCACGCGGCTTGGAAGTGTTCACGTAGTCCGTTACACCTGAGACAGCGTACTGGTTCCCCTCAAGGTCAAAGACCATGATTTCCTTTCCTGTGAAGACGATGTAATACTGCTCGTTCTCGTCCCTGTTAATCAGATGGAACTTAGCGTTGTTCGGGATGACCCAGTTCACTGCTGAAAGTCTTTTCTTCCAGACGGTCGGTGGTCGCTTCTGAAGCCCGTCACTCTCGGATGACCAGCCGTTAATCTGCTGTTCACCTTGGTCAGAGAACCTCAGGATGTCCGGCTGTTGGCTAATGCCACCCTTCAGGTTCTTGATTGATTGCGTGTAAAGTGGCATATCACCTCCTATTAGTCTCGACCGATGTCAGACATCATGTTGTAGCGCCCGGTGTCCATCTCGTACTCCATCACCTGCTGGTACAGCTCTGCTTCCTGCTCCCGCAGATAGGCTTCAGACTCTGGGCTTCCGAAGAACTTAGCGTTGAACTCACGGCTTGCCTTGGTAACGATGTAGTCCCGGAAGACCACAGGCATCTCTGAGAACGGCTTCATCTCCACCAGCTCGACTGTAATCGGTCCAGTGAATGTTGTCGACTGAGTGCTGAGGTCATAGAGATAGCCACCCATATTACTGTAGTAGCTGGTAGCACCAGCAGTCATGACACGGAGGTAAGACGGGAGGAATCGAATCCTTTGGTCTTGGACATCCGGTGTTAGGACAGCGGCCTCGTTGATGTTAAAGTTCCAGCCTTTAGCTTGGACCTGACGATTGACTCGATGTAGGATGCGCTGAGCGTTCGATACGTCTGCGTTACCTTCATCAAGCTGTAGGACTGCTGGTTCACCGATAGCAGCCAGCATATCGTTAACAGCATCCAAGTCGTCATTAGCGTTAAGCGGAATGTATTGAGCCATAGGCCCTCCTTAAGCAAAAAACCCCTCAAGCACCCGAAGGCACCCAAGGGGTTTCAATTAGTTTGTGAAAGATACGTTGAAGGAACGCACAGGCGAACCGTCATACCCAACAATCACCAGACCTTCCACGCCAGAGGTGGCCTTGAAGTAGAGACTGTTGGTTCTACGGGAGTAGCTAACACCATCAGGCGTAGTCACCTCAAGCAGCGACCAATCGGTCACGTCTGAAAGCTCAGGGAAGTCAACCTTCAAGCTGGTTCCCACCGTAGAACTGTATGTCTCTAAGGTAGGACCCTCTGTAGAGAGGGCCTTAAAGGTCGTTAGCCCGCTGACGCTGCTGTGAAAACCAGTGCGCCTGCCGCTTCTGGACGCAGACCGCCGTGACCCATAGCGTACTTACCGACAATCAGGTCGCCCTGAGCATCGACGTCGCGGTCACGTTCCAGCGCCAAGTCACGCAGCTTGACAGTACCAACAGCAGAACGGTGAGAGAACAGGCCCACAACGTTGTCCAGAGCAACCTTAACGGTAGAGCTGGAGGTCGCCGGGAATGCGTGTTTCTGACCAGAAGCAATGGAGATACCATCGTCACCACGGGTTTCGCCAGCACCACCCTGAGTCAGGTGAGGAACTTCAACCACAACGAAGCCCATTACGTTACGGATGTTGCCCGTCTCAGGGTCAATCAGCGCAGCGTAGTTAGCAGCGTTAGGCATCAGAGCCGCCAGAATCGCGGAGTAGTTGTCAGGGGTGGTGTAGAAGTAGCGGTCGCCAGCAGGCACGTAGTTGGAAGTCAGCTTCGCACGTGCGATGGTCAGTTGACCGATGATAGCTTCGCCCAGCTTGGCTGGAGTGTTCAGGTCGGCTTTTGCACCAACTTCCAGAACTGACGCCTTGCCCAGACCCGCGATGTTCTCGTCGGATGCAGCCGGGAGGTTACACAGAATCGCCATCTCAGCCAGTACAGCGCCATCAGCAGCGATAGCCAGAGCCTCACCGAGCTGGTTGGAATACTCGCCAGCCACGTCATAGTGGTTCATGGCGTCTTCGATGTCGAAAATCATCACGTCAGCGGTCAGCAGACCATCAATGGTGATAACCTTCTCAGTGTGTTTGATACCCTTGCGCTTATCGCTCAGGCGCTCACCGGGAGCAAGATACACACCTGAGGTGCGACCCATTACCGGGAACTGTGCGGACTTACCGTTCTGAATGGTGCGGACAATATGTTTGTCAGCGGTAACAGAGCGGCGAGTGAAAGCTGTCAGGACTTCACCAGCGAAGACCTTAAGGAACAGTGCGAGCTGGTCTGCACTAGATTTGCCCTTACCTTGGTCTGCACCAATTTTCTGACCCGGAACGTTTGCCATATGATAATTCTCCTATTCGAATGAAAGAAATAAAGTTTAGTTACTTCGTTATGCCCAATCCGTATGGACTGAAGTTACAGGGAAACCTTGATCTTGGTCTCCCTATAGTGATAGTTTAGTCCTCTTACAGACTAGACGCTGCAACCTTAGCGCGTACCTCCATTGTGTACTTCGCGTCACGCAGGTAGCGTGGGTCACTCATTGCCTTGACCATATCAGCCTTGGAGCTGAAACCTTCGGTCTGGACCTTCGGCGTAGAAACCGCTGGCTTACCTTGAGTAGTCAGTGTACGCTGAGGTGCAACGCCACGGGTCTTACCGAGGTTACGACCAGCCAGATTCAGGATGGCCTTAGCGGTCGCAAGGTCCTTACGGATGATTGCAGACTCAAGGGCTTCCTTGGTTGACTTATCGTTCGCCTCAAGGTGTGACAGGATGCGGTTAAACTGCTCAGCCCCACCAGCGTAGCGAACCACACCAGCAGCGTACTGCTCAGCCAGAGCTTCCTGACCACGGACGAATGAATCGACGAAACGCTTTGTGTAACCAGCTTCAGCCAGCTTAGCATAGGATGCCTCGGACAGCTCACCTTTAGAGGCGTATTCGGCCTTAATAGCGGTGATGTCATCAGCAGTGACCTTGCCAGCCTCTACAGCAGCAGAAACCATGTCGTCGAAGGCAGCTTCGTTCTCGTTCAGAGCGGTGACACTTTCGGTCAGCTCTTTAGGAGTTTCACCCAGTTCGACAAACTCTTGGTCATCACCTTCGGTATCAGACTCATCGTCGTTACCTTCGGTATCATCACCTTCAGTCTCTTCGACGTTATCGTCTTCTTCGGTAGCCTCTTCGTTCTCGGCTTCCAGTTGCTTGAAGGTAATAGCATCATCGCCATCGCGAACTGCTACGTCCTGTTCGAGCATAGACCGCTGGTGTTCGTTCAGGTCCTCAACGGAGCCAGTGATTGCATTAGGGCTAACGCCGAACTCGGCATAAACTGATTGGGACATTGAGTCGTTCTCCTTTGGTAGTTAATAGGTTACGGGACAGAGTATGGTAGCTCCCAGTGGCACACTCGCGGTGAATGTGTGTCCCGTTGTTCCTATAGTGATAGTTAAGCCTGAGCCATATCCTCACCAGCCCCTTGACCAACAGCAGCGCCCATGTTCGCACCAGCAGCACCAGCACCTTGGACTACTGCATTTTGGGACGACTGCTCAGCCATGCGCTGAATCTTCTCGTCCTGCGTCAGGAGTAGACCGGATGTGTCGATACCCAGAGCGTTGAGAAGTCTCAGCTTAAGGGTAGGTAAGTTAATGTCCGGGTCCTGAGCCAGAGGCTGAAGTCCAGTCATCATGTTCACCGCCTGAGTCAGCTTCTCCAAGTCCTGACCACGACCCAACGCTTCCAGACCAGTGGAGACCGTAGGCTCTACCGCTTCTTTCGGAAGGTCGGGAATCATGCCAGCGGACTGAAGCTGGTTTAACAGCACACGGACCAGAGGCAACTGCATCTCCTGAGACTGCACAGAGTACACGCCACCTAAGGTCGCCTCCAGTTCGCCAGCAACATAACGAATCTCTTCAGCAGTCACTCGCTCAGCATTACGCTGAACAGCACTATTAAGAAGGAAGGCCCAGCCTAGACGTTGCTCGATAGCGTCAGCCACCGACTTAGCAATCGTAAAGTCCTGACCTTTCGTCAGTTGCAGGAAGTTGATGTCCTCTACTCGACCCGCCACGAACTCACCTGTAGCCGCCTTGTTCAGACGTCGAGGTTGCGTGATACCGTTCGGGTTAACGAGGCCCACCACTTTGGAGGCTACCTTAGCCATTTTGGTGATAGCTTCTGTAATCGTCTCCAGCGAGTTCAGGTCTCCCAGATATTCCTCGCAGTAAGAACGACCATAGTCTTCACCATCCAGTCGAACCATTCGTACCGGGATGTAAGGACAGGCATTCAGCGGGTAGGAACCATCGGTCCCTTTCACCTCTATGCCCTCCACTTCCTCATATCGCAGGTACTCATCGTCCTGACGATAGATGTGCGTGTAGACTTCAAGCTCGGTGTCCGGCTCGTAGTCATCAGCGTTTAGCTGAGACTTAACGTCTTCCGGCAGTGCGCTGTAAGCCACCTTGTCTAGGGTGACAATCTGGAGCACGTTACCGAACGCATCACGCTGGACCACATAGGAGACCAGACGATACATGCGCATAGGACTATAGGTCCCTTGCTCAGGTTCAGGAACGTACAGTAGACAGTTGCCTGCGACGATAAGTTGCTTAAGGGCCTCGAACAGCGGGACACGGAAACTGTTAGTCTCCATGTAGGCCATCAGGACACGCTCGACCATAGCCAGACCCTCATCAACACGGGCAGCAGCCTCAGAGTCTTGACTCAGGGCCTTTGCCTCATATTCAGAGACGGTAAGTCTCATCCACGGGGCTTGTGGGAACAGGGCCAGCATCAGCTTGGCAGCGAGGTTGTTCAGACAGCGAGCGCCCACCGCCTGCCACGGAGTCGTATACTCGGTTGAGGAGTTGTCAGACTCTTTCGGAAACAGCGACGGTATGGTGACAGCAGCGCAGTTCTGAGCACGGGTCTCATACGGCTGTCGTCCGTTCTTCAGTCGGTCATAGACCGCTTTGGCTCCTTCAGCAGCGAAGCCTTCACGTTCAGCCATTTGTCACCTCCTGCTTAAATTGAGATACCGCCACCGGATGTGCGAGAGACCTGAAGTCCACGCTTACCAGTTGACTTGACCTTCTTCTTATCGGTCTCGGTCACATCGGTCTCAACGTCAGTCACTTGGTCCTGAGGCACTTCTACCGGAGCAGCAGCTACCTGAACGTCCTGAGCTTTAGGCTGAGGAGCAGAGGGTCCCAGACCAACTGTGTTCAGTGCGCCACCGACAACTTTCTTAAAGGCTTTACTAATGGATTTACCCACGGTTAATCTCCTTGGTTGTAACGATGTCTACTGGCCCATTGTGCTTGACACGGGACCACCAGTTAAGACCCCATCGTCTGCACTCTCCGTCAATAATGTGTCTGACAGTCTCAAGAACCTTGCGGGAGGACTGCGAGTCACTACGGATAGCGAGAATGGAAAGGTCAAGACCGGGAGTCTTTCGATGCCAAGACGATGAGGCCAGCATGTAGAGGTAGGCCACTGGCTTACACTCATCATCGTAGATTGTGTACTCCTCACCTTCAAGCTCATCAGCCATACGAAATGTATGTTGTTTGAACTCAGAGAATGAGGCGAAGTCAGACTGTCCGTCTTCCCAGAGGCGTTCAGCAGCCATGCGGCGACCGTCGCTTGAGTTTCGGTAGTGGAGCATAGTCTTACCCCATGTTCACGCCGGAAGCTCGCATAGCGCGACTCACGGACGATTTATCTTTCGGTGCAGACTCCTTCTTGACTTTCAGGTCTGAAATACCTTTGGTCTCTTTGGTGTCTGCGTCAGCCTCTGCCCCGATGTCGACACTGGCTACTTCCTCGCTCAGAGGTGCAGGCTCAGGTGCAGCGGTCGATGGCTTCGGAGTGCTAATCTTCGGGCTGAAACACATAGTCCCTCCTTAGTCGAACTGAATGTTGTCCTTCAGGTTCTGACGCTTAGCCAGCGCAGAGTCCACAGACTCCGAGGCATAGCCCAGACCAGCGATGAACCCAGCAATATAGGCATCACTGTAGCCAGCAGCCTTCAGGTCACGGATTGTCCCACAACGGGATACATACCGCTCGTTGAACAGAACGTGAAGGAATTGGATAGCGGACTCGGAGAATGCAGGGACCTTAAGTCTCTCGTCGAGTTGCTGATTAACAATATCATCAATGGCTTTCAGGCCCATCTTAAAGTCTCCTCTTAAAGTATTAACTTAAGTTTATCTTATAGTCATAACTTAGGTCCTAAAGTCCCTATAGTGATAGTTTAGTGTTTCACCCATGGGTAGCTGTAGGTCGATAGGTTATGACTATCGGTTAAACTCAATGCTTAGGACGGTTTGTCCCACTGAACGTGTACAGTAAGTAAAGGGCCAGAAGTCCGGCCCAATACACTACATGGAGGGTGTCCACAGAATGACCTCCTTGGACTTAGGGTCGTAGTCAGATGCCCGACAGATGCGAGCGACCTGAGCTTGGACCAGTAGTTCCTGTTCGGTCATCCCGGCTTTAGCAGCCAGAGTCACCATGCAGTCCCACAACGTCTGGTCTTCGCGCTTCGGATACTTCTTCCACTCTACCTTGAGCTGACCTTTGTTCTTACCAGTCTTCAGCTCGCGGGTCTCTTGCACGAAGTAGTACGGCTCGTCAAGGAAAGCACGGGTAGTGTCCTCACCGTACCCCGGAATACCGCCGTAACCATCCGTCATGTCACCCTTGATGGTCTGCTCCATGTGCCAGTAATCTGCCTCGGCAGTCGTGTGGCTCAGGATTTCACCAGTGGTTAACCAGAAGAACTCACAGTTCGGGATAGTCTTGAAGTCCTTATCACAGGACACCAGCACCGCATGGTCGCAGCCCACAATCTGAGGGCGCGTACCAATGATTCCCATACAGTCATCTCCCTCAAGCGTTGGCTTCAGGAAGCTGTTGAACCGTGGGTCAGCCATCACTTCAGCTACGAACTTCTTGTATCCTACAGGCTTTCGAGAACCTTTACGGTTGGCCTTATAGGTGGGAAGTACGTCCTTGCGCCAGTTGGCGTCATCGGTGAAGCACATCACAATCTTAGCGTCTTTCCACGCCTTGCGCTTCTTGACGATTTCAGCGATGGTGTTCTCAAGGATACGACGGGCTTTCTCGTGGTCGCAGATAAGGGTCCAGATGTCGTCGCCCCAGTCAGTCTCATCTTCAGCCGCAGCCATAGAGGAGAAGACAAGATAGTCGCCATCAAGCACCAGAGCTATCTTCTTCTCAGAACCCATCGTCCAGACCTCCCGTAGCCATAGTGACCGTAGCTGGCATCAAGGAAACTTTAGGCTCCTCAATACGTTCCAGAGTTACCTCAGGCTTCAGCCATTTGTTGGCGAACTCATGGGCCATGTCATTGTCCTCTGAGTTGAGGTGTGACATCAGGCTCCAGAAGTTTGAAGACATCTCGGTCTCCTTCTCAACCGGGCGATATACGCCCCAGTCATTTACCTCTGAGCCGTAGCTGTCGCCCCACATACCACTGGCTACGATGGTCAGGCCGATGAACGGACGCCACTCGTAAGCCTCAGAGGGAGACTCGGCGTATGACTCAACGTCCTTCTCGGTCAGGGTGTATGACCAAGATGCGTAGAACTCAGCGTACTTTCGGTGCTCCTTCTCGCACTCGCCCATTTCAAGGACCAGCTCTTTCAGACTTTCAGGTATCTTCATAGACAGCCTCCGTGTTGATTCAGGAACTTGGTGCCAGCAGCGGTAATCTCCCACGCACCGTTGTTACGCCCATCCATAGACAGGCAGCTTAGATGTCCACGACTCGCAGCCTCAGCCACAAGTGCAGCGTTGTTGCGCACATAGTTGGACTGAAAGGTCTTCGGGCAGGACTTAAGGGCCGCTAGGACCCGTAAGTATTCACTCATTGCTTGACCTCGAATCGCAGGTTGGATACTCCGAACTGGTCATCACCAAAGGCGTCTACCAGCTCTTCCTTGACGGTCTTCTTGACGGCAATTTCAAGGGCAGACTCAGGACCTGACTCGATTGCTGTTTTGACCAGAGCCAACTGAAGTCCATCCAGCTTCTCACCCTCAGCATAGGCTTTAGTCATCTCAGCAAGCTGACGACACCTTGTCTCTTCTTCCTTTGAGCTAACAACCATCTTCAGGTCAAAACTCACACGAATACGTTTAGTAATAGCCATTAGTGTTACTCCTGTTTAAATTGTCCGTACTTCTTGTCAGACGTTAAGTTTATACACATAGAGGTCTTGACTCTAACCTCTTCAGTGAACGGTATAAGCCAGAGGCAATCCTGATAAACAACCGCTAGTAGGTCGATGTCTCCCGGACTGTAAGTTGGCTTACCGCATCCTCCCAGCCTTACCTGTATGCTATTACAGTTCTTCAGCTTCGTTCCGGTCTTGACCTGAACCCTAGTAAGGGTCCCGTCTATATCGACCACCAAGTCTGCCTTTGACTGCGTGAATGCTGGGAGGAATACTTGATGCCCTTTGGCTGTCAGCCTATAGCTTACATATAGCTCACTAGCAGCACCAGTGAAGTGCTGGGACTTTCCGTCAATGGCATTCTTTCCACGTTGGTCCAATCTTACCCTCCGTATCAAGTTCACACTTGAAGTTATAGAAGCGTCCGACCTCACGCATAGCCTCTTGAGCAATACGGACGACATCTTCTGCTATCTCCTGAGTACGACATGCAATCTGCAATTCATCGTGAATCCAAGCCATTAGCGCAAAGTCACCGTCCCATCCGTTACCATAGCCAGCCTCTTCAAGTTTCTTCTCAGTCAGTACCATCCAGTGCTTACATACCACCGCACCGTCACCCTGAAGTAAGGCGTTAAGTGCTGAGTGTGGAGACCGGATGTGGATACGTCTACCGTCCAGACCTTTAAGCCAGCGGCGTTTCCACTTCACGATGTTCTCACCGTCTACCCACTTGGACTCGGAGATGAGCGTGTTTTGCACCGCCTCTCGCAGGTCCTTGATAGCTGGTGTACCCTCAATGAATTTCTTCATCAGGGCGGAACCTTCCTTCTTACCACCGCCAACTATCAGCCCAATCTTCGCGGCCCCTGCACCATACAGGAACGCATAGATGAACGTCTTGGCGTTGTTACGGAAAGCATCGTGGTCGTGGTTAGACTTGTCGCGTGGGATGTTAGGTGCTAACCCGGCGTTGACCGCATTAGCCCAGTGGATGTCTCCATCGACCACAGTCTTCGCATATTCACCACCATCGAACGGGGACGCACGGTTCCCCAGACAGCGGAGTTCAAGACCTGAGGCATCGACGCCCACCTGAATCCAAGGGTCAGGCTTACCAGCGTTCTGGTTCCACTTGGCACCGAAAGCGCTACGGCATATTTCACCCCAAGGAGCACCGTTAGCCGGGACCTGAGCCATGTTCGGGGAACTGTGAGTCGCACGTCCGGTTACAGCACCACAGGGGTTAATCGACCCGTGCATCCTTCCGTCAGGACCCACAAGTCGAAGCCATGCGTTCTTACCTTCAGCCGCCTGACCAATGCGCTTCTGGACCACCAGATACTCACGGACCAGCTCTACGCAAGCCTGAGCTTCTGGGTCTGCCAGCTTAACGTGCTCCAGAGTTTCGTCATCACACTTAGGCTTCCCTGTATCCGTGAACTCAGTAGGCTCCCAGCCCCGGTCCATCAGAACCTTAGCTAAGTGGTCGCCACTACCCGGATTAAACTCAACGAAGGTAATCGGTGTGAACGGTGCGCCTTCCATCGTATCTCGTGAGTCTCGTTCGCAAGGCTCCAGACCTAAGCGCTGAGCTTTGTTCTTCGGCTTCTTGAAGATTGCCCCTACCTTCGGGTAGATGACTCGCGGGTATTTCGGCAGGTCTACCCCGGTTCGTGGGTGCTTGAAGAACTCTTTGCCACCCTTAGGTGAATACCAACTACCGAACGTCGACCGCAGCTTATCCAAAAGCTCAGCACGTTTGACTGATAGCTCACGATACAAGCCCTCGACTATCTCCGAGTTCATCGGGTAGCCGTTACGTTCCATCTTAGCGCATGTCCACGCAGCATCATGTTCGAGACGCAGTGCGTACACAGCCTCAAGTCCGGCCTCAGGAGACCCAAAGTAGAACTTGTCAGTCAGGAACTTCTTGAACAAGGCCAAAGTGACCACAACGTCTTGGACGTTATAGTCCAGCATCTCTTGGCTTGGGAATAACCACTCGTCACCAGCCTTATATTCGATACCTTCTGCCTTGCACTTGGCAATGTAATCGGTCTTGTACTCACCCTTCATCTCACCGAGACGGTAGCCCCATGCTTCAAGAGACTGTCGTCCCATCATCTTAGGGGGGAGACGACCAGCTTTCACAGCACCCATGTCCGAGAACTTAATGTTCGGGTACATCAGGCGGCCCATGACAAGTGTGTCAATCATCTTGTGCTTCGGGAAGTTGAAACGTTTACCGAAATACTTACGCTTCAGGATGTCAATAGCCGGGACGTCATAGTTAATCCCGTTATGGAAGACCAGAAGCCCATGCGGCGTGGCTGCAATCTCTTCTACCTTCTGCACATACTCTTTGAAGCCGCCGACGATACCTACCATCGGAGCTACCCCATACTTCAGGGTCTCATTCGACTCGGCGTTAATCAGGACCCCACAGTGGAACTGAGAGACGGTATCAAGAAGACCGTTGGTCTCGATGTCCGAACCCCAGATATTCTGTAAGTCAATCATAATGTCTCCTATAGTCTAATCATAAAGGCCACTCGAAGTGAATGGCCTTGAGTCTATCCTACAGTGATAGTTAAGCCTTAGGTGGAGTCATGTCCGGGACCAATGGCTCTATGGTCTCCATAGGTTCAACTACAGGACTCGCGCCAGATGATACGCGCACTTCTGGGTAGCTTTGTTCCATGCTACTGACTGGAACCGCTGGTCCTTCAGGATGTTGCTCAACACTGTAGCTTCGTGGTGATACCACTTCGCCAGCGAAAGGTGATACTTGGACTTTAACTTCTCGCACAACCTCTTTAACATCTTGGTGCTCCTCGAATGGGTAATAGGACAGAACGTCACCTTCCAGCTTGAACCCTACGAGGCCCATCTGGTCGAGACGCTGAGTGATTTGATACTTCGTGCTGTCAACCTCTTGGTCTCCCAAGTTGCCACGCAGCGTCCCAATGTCAATCGACCCTTGGACCATAGCCGTAGAGATGAACAGCAGCGCCCTGCCCAGAGTTCGACCAGTGCAGCGAGAGGTGAAGACTTCAAGGCCCTCCTTCGGGCCAAGCTCAAGTTGCAATTCGGTCAGGGTCTTACCGTTGATTAAGTTTCGCATTATCCACTCTCCTCTTAAGTGCTGCTTCAAGCCTAGCCTCAGGACTAGAAGTCTTGGTCTTCCCACGAGCCGCTATCCTCTTCTCCGCTTCCACCAGTGAGGACAATCGGTTCGAGCCAGCCCGTGAGCTTGTTGTACTCAAGGTGTCCAGCAATGCCTGTATCGCCAGTAAAGCGACACTTAAGCAAACGAAGCTGAACAACGTTAGGAGTATCACCTTGCTGATTACGCTCCAGTGCAATGATAGTGTCAGATAGTTGGCGCAGAGCACCAGACCCACGTAAATCAGTGATACTGACAGGGCGACCTTCTTCATGAGACTTACCTTTCTCCGGGTTCTTCAGGTGGCAGATGACCACGACAACCACGCCTTTCGTCTTCGCAAACTTCTTGAGACGGGTCATGATGCGGTCGATGGTCTTACGCTCATCTGAGTTATCTTCCATGCCAGACACCACGATTGAGATGTGGTCCAGCAGTATAACATCGCAGTCCAGACCGTCCACCATATAGCCCAGCTTGGCGAACAAGGTGTCTTCTTCTGACTCAGCGAATGAATCGTACAGGTGGAACTTATCGTCGTTGAACAGTTTGTCATACCATTCGTCGAATCGTCCATCCTTCAGGATTGCTTCTTTCAGCTCTTTGGACTGACGGAGACGGACGTTATTGTCAAGACCGATGAGGTCCTGAACCGTCTCTTCTACTGCTTCCTCCAGCATCGCCATACCAACACGCTTACCCTGTCTGCCCCACTCTAAGAGGAGCTGGCGGACGAATGTGGACTTACCCATGCCTGACCCTGAAGTCACCATGATAAGCTCACCAGACCGAGCACCTAGGGTCATCGCGTTGAGTGTTGTGCAAGACGAGAAGAGGAGACCTTCAGTCTCAGCCTTTAGCATTGCCTCGCGGGTCCTGTCCTTCAGAGACTTGGCGCTCACCACCCCAGCCGGGACGAAAGGTTTAGCGTTCCAGATTGCGTCCTGAATCGCCCTGAAGTCCTTGGCCTGAAGCGCAGCGTTAGCGTCTTTATACCCATTGATGAACGCGACTTTAACTTTGCCAGCGGGGAGGACCGGAGCACCTTGCTCTACAGCCTCGCGTCCCGGCTCATCCATGTCGAACATCAGGATAATCTCTTCGAACTGGTCGAGGTACTCAAGGTTCGCTGCAAGTGTCTTCTTCGCAGACTTCGCGCCTAACGGGAGAGAGACCACCGGATACTTACCGTCCTGCACCTGAGCTACCGACAGGCAGTCAATCTCGCCTTCGGTTATGACAATCTTCTTGCCGCCGGACCAGAGCTGAGAGCCGAACAGCAGGTCGTTCTTCACGCTACCGATGGCTGTGAAGTTCTTGTCTGCGTCACGAACCTTCTGTCCGACCTTGGTCCCTGACCTGTCGTAGTAGTCTGCAATCTGGACCATCTTGCCCTGCATCATGCCTACCCAGTAGCTGTACTTCTTGCAGATTTCAGCCGATAGTCCACGAGCCGGAAGAGGGACATAACGTCCTGAGTTCTCACCCCACGTTAACAGGTTGCTCACTTGCTTCTTACCTCCTGAAGGCGTGTAACCTTCTGTCAATTCCATGTCGCCCTTCTTCCAAGCGACTGACGGGTCACACGCAAAGCAATACATGTGTCCGTCTGAGTAAACACCATTGGCATCCGAAGACCCGCAGTCTGGACACTCGGTGTGGTAGAGGAAGACGCTATCGTCCTGCTCTTGGTCTTCATATGACATTGGTCACTCCTTAGTCAATAGTGCGAACAAAGGGACAAGACTCATGGTCTCATCCCTAAGGTGATAGTTTAGCTGAAGAAGCCTTTCAGTTGCTCGGCTTTCTTGTCAAGACCTTTGGCACGTAGGCCAGCGTCCAGAGACTTGATGCGCAGACTATCCGCTTCCGCAGCAGCCGCTTCCGCACCTTTAGCCGCAGCAGATGCGACTTTTCGTTCCACACTCGCAGCACGAGCATAGCCACGCACAACCAGACGACCCAGAAATTCAATAAACTTAATCATGTTAGTGCTCCTTGTTAGCCTCGGTCGGAAGTGACCAGTTCGTTAGTATTCAGCCAGCGCTGCAAGTCAAAACTTGGGCAAGCCTTTGGTGCTACATCGTGGTGGGCCTTGATGTCTGCCTGAGGGTACAGTGCCTTCAGTTCAGCCAGCTTGTTTCGTAGAGCGCTCATCTGAGCAGGAGTGAAGTTGGCTTCAAACTTGCCCTTGGCGTCAATTCCACCTACAAGGCAGACGCCTACTGACCGGGAGTTCCAGTCCTTAACGTGGGACCCTACTACATCGACCGGGCGGCCTTCTTCCACAGTGCCATCACGCTTGATGACGAAGTGATAGCCTACGTCCAGCCAGCCCTGCTGCTTGTGCCACATGCGGATAGTGTCTACCCCGATGTCCTGAGACGGTTTGGTCGCACTACAATGGACGAAGATTGCGTCAGTTACTGTACGCGGTTTGAACTGAACCTTACTTACCATTGTACACCACCAGCTCGACGATTACGAGATTCAGGTGAGACTTGAAGCGCTCGCTAACGGTCGTGTGCATCTGGAGGCGCTTATGGTTGAAGACATGCGAGTTGCTAATCTTCACGTACACTTCGTCCGGTCGACCATGCACGATGAACGCGTAGCCCACCGGGATTTTATCAATGGTCAGTCGCTCGCGGACTACCTGCACTTCTTTAGTCATTTCTTAGCTCCTTTCTTCGGGATGAGTATACCTGAGGGCAGACGCACAGTCGCCTCTTTCAGCCACTCAACCGGGATAAACTTGTCGGCAAACTTAAAGCCGTTCTTTTCGCACCATGCGCCATACGTGGTCGGGGACCCTTTGTACAGCTTGGAGCGGGAGGACGAGAACACGAACCGGATGTCCAGCTCAGGGTGTTGCTCGCGCACCAGCATATGCTTCTTACGGTCCTCACTGTCGAAGATACCTTTGGTCTCGACGATGATTCCGTTCGGAAGGATGAAGTCTGGTGTGTACTTGTGGTCGGAAGCCGGAATCACATAGTTGATATAATGGCTTTCGTACTCCGCTTTGACGCCGTTCTGCTCCAGCCACTGCTGGTTCTTGGCCTCAAGTCCAGAGCGGTAGGCACCCACAGAGTGCCCCCGTTTTGGTGTCCATGCAGCCACGATTAGAAGTCGTAATCGCCACCGGACTCAGAGTCATCACCACCCTCGGCATCTTCACCGAAGTCGTCAGACCCGAAGTCACCGTCAGTAGACGCTTTGTAGCCACCGGAGCCGATGTCTTCATCGTCACCCCAGCCACCATCGCCACCAGTGCCATCGCCGGACCACTCTTTCAGTTCGACCAGCAGGCAGGACTCCAGTTGCAGCTTCACGCTAGCACCAGTCGCAGCGTTCCACTTGAACGGCAGGACTTTGAACTTGACCTTCAGCTTAGACCCTGAGCCAATATTCGGGACGTCACGGATGAGTTTAGCATCGGTGTCGTAGAACCGTAATACGATAGGCTCGGACTTGCCGTCTTTCAAGTAGGACGCAAAGCATTTGAACTTCAGGGTAACAGTGCCGTCACCGTTCTCAATCCACGGCATGTCGCCTTCACGTGGTTCGATAGGCTTCTTGCCACGCTGAACCTGAGGCGGGTTCTTCTCGTGGTCTGCGAGTGCTTTTGCATACGCATCGTCGTGAATCTTCTGCAAGACATCAATCATCTTGCGGACCTTCGGGTCGCTCAGGTCGAATGTCAGGTTGACTTTATGCTCACCGCGCTCGTTGTACTTGGTGTCTGCTTTGTTAAGCCATGCGTAAGGCTCAACGATACCAGCTACCGGAGTGGTGAAAGTCTTCAGTTGCTCTTTAGCCATCGGTGTAAATCTCCTAGTTAAAGTTAAGGTGTTCCTAAAGTGATAGTTTAGTCGTGCAGCTCAGGTCGGATGCGGCCTACCACGAAACCAGCATCTTCATACTCCTGAGACTTTAGGGTCGCCTCGTCCAGAGACTTGGCGTATACCGGGACCTCAAAGGACTGAACGCGACCCTCAAGCTCCACGATGTACTTCTTTTCTTCAAGGCTCATAGCCCTCTCCCCTTCCACAGGTTATACATTTCGAGATAGTCTGTGTTACCTGTCCTCTCGAACATCATCTCGCACCATTCACTCGGAGTCATGACTACCAGCCTTACTCTGAGCTACCATACGAGCACCGAAGAACTCGACTTTCTCTGCATCGTAAAGACCATCATCTTTAGCGCCAGCTTTACGCAGACCCAAGGTCCGCTGGGCGGCTCGACGCCATATTGCCTTGAACGCATTGCCTTCCGCGAAGTTCATACCAAGAGCTTCGATGATGTCGTTGCACTCAGCGATGTACTCAGGTCGACCGGGGGTAGTGGTGCTCTTTATGTGGACCTGATAGTAGTCAGCAGAACCGCCAGTGTAGATAGGCTGTTCATTTTAGTCATTGACCACCTCCTTCACAAACTCAATGAACAGACGAACGCGAGGCCACTTGGTGTAGACCACAGGTACGCTGGTCTCACGCTTCTGGCGAGCCTCTTCAGCTTTGCCCGGAGTAATCAGAGCGAAGACTGTAGGTGACAGCTTAATGGCCTTCCCGAAGTAGCCCAGCTTCTCGTTGCGCTTAATGCAAGCGAACGGGTTGTGGGACAGATGGAAGGTATTGGAATAACGGTTGAACATTAAGTTCTTAAACATGGTCGGCCTCCTTAGGTCGAAGTTATTGTTGTCCTATAGTGATAGCTTAGTCGTCTAGGCACTCCCCTACCAGCCACGTAAGGCCGTAGACCAGCAGGCATGACAACAAGAAAACTAATGTAATATAGAGCATAAGCATGAGTATGGTCCTCCAGAATGCGAAAAGACCCAGCAGTACGAAGACCACTGGGTTGACGTTTAGTTAACTCTTAACGGTTGGATTGTCTTCAGTTCCACGCCAGCACTTGAAGCTGGGATGACGAAGGGATCCATCTGGGAACCGCTCCATGAAGAGGACTTCACACTGCCAGCCGTTGAAGAACTCCTCACCTTCTGGGTACTCTTTTACCGCTGCGGTGAACTCGTCCTTCTGTGTTTCAGTCAGACCACAGGCGTTAACCACCATGCCATCCTCCAGCAGAACCTCGAAGCCGATGACCTTACCTTCGTTGGCCTTACCCGGAGTCCCCCACACGAGGCCACACACGGTCCCGTCTACGGTCTCCTCAGGCTTCATCTTCCACATGCCTGACTTCTTGCCACGCTTGTACTTACCCAGCGGGTCCTTGACTACCAGACCCTCGTGTCCTTCCAGACGCTTCTCTTCGTACAGGGAGTTGAGCGACTCAAGGTCATAGACCGTGTGTGACTCAGACAGAACCCAGTCGATTTCCGGGAAGTATTTCTGGAGGAGAGGGACGATAGCTTCGGCCTTCAGGCGAGTGACGCTATGGATAGGACCTTCGGCTTTCGGGTCGTTGATGACGTTAAGGTCGATGACCCCGTAGACGATTACCTTGATGTGTTCTGGGTCCAGTCTGAATGGTGTAGTCTTTGACTTCAGGTCCCAGTCACCATCGTGGAAGTCGTAGTTCTTAGACTTGACGTACTTCGTTCGGATAAGACCGGATGATGTGTTGAAGTCCACACCCTTGACCATCACCTCGCCATCAATCATCAGGCCAGATACTTCATGTCCTGCTTGCTTCAGGAACCATCGCCAGTCGGACGCACGGCACGCTCCGATGTCCTGACCAACTGTTGACAAATGGTCTAAGGCCGGAAGCGTCTTAGACTCACGGCTTAACCATTCAGTTCGCCCATCAGGGAAGACAGGAATATTCAACCGCACACCGTCATACTTCACTTCAGCTTCCAGCGACCCGGCAGCTTCCAGTGCTTTCTTAACGCCAGACTCAGAGTAATCTACAGCGCGGTGCGGGTTAGTTTTGATAGTTGTCATCGTTAATGTCTCCAGAATTAAAGGAATCGACCAGTGTAGTCGTTGAACTGTTTGTTAAACCAAGTGGCAACCGCTACGGTCTGCACATCTTCGTCATGAATATTCGGGTACTCCGTGAAGTCCTTCTCGATGAGGACCTCTTTCGTATGGCTGTGGACTATAACCGCCCGGACGCAGTGCCTGTTCATCATTGGGTCGAACCAAGTGCTTACCACTGCGTTATAGTCGGTCTCGGACTGCCAGTTGTGAATAGCTCTGCGGAGGGTGTTCAGGTTTCCACTATGCGCTCTTGAGAACATGCCCATGTTTTACGCTCCTACGAAATACTTCTCTTGGTTAACCAGCGAGTCTTTACCTTCAGCGTTACGGAAAGCACCCTTGACACCACCGCCACGCTTGGTCTTGTTCAGCTTGCGTCCCTTCGGAATGTAGCCTTCAGTCTGCTGACGTTCACGGATGCGCTCGAAGTTGATAGTGTTCTGATACATGGTGTAGCTCCTGAGTGAATTGGTTAGGGTTAATCATGAAGGCCACGACTTTGAGTCATGACCTTGAGTCTAATCCTATAGTGATAGTTTAGATGACGACGCGAGGTCTTACCCGAACGAATGCCTGAAGCGCTCGCTCTCGTTCGGCCTCTTCTCCGTATACTTTAACTTGCTCATAGTCGTACTGGATTCGACCGTCGATGTCGCTAAGTCGATACTCAAAATCCTTCTGAGAGCCATCCGTGTGGTGCTGGTGGATAGTCAGCTCCCGCTCGGTCCGACTCGTGGTGAAGTGAGTCACTGTCTTGCCACATGGCCCCGGCCCGGTCTTGAACTCAGTCGGCTGATAGAGGCCATTGAACAGCGCCCTGAACTTCAGGCCTACCATACGCTTCACAGTCACAGGCTCTGGCGGCGTTAAGCGTCTGCGCTCGGATTCAGCAAGTTTATCCTTCAGCCTCTCGTTGTCCTTGTCACGGACCTCTACGGCTCGCTCCAAGTATGCCGCCTTCATGCTCAACTCTTTGATTTGCGCTTTAAGTTTTGACTTACCGAACATATGGTTAACCTCTTCTGCGTTGAATTAAAGTGTACACTGCTAAGAAGGCCAGCCATAAGGCCAGCCACTGAAGGTCCGTCATTTCGTCACAGCCTCGGTCAAGGCCTGTTCGTGTGACTTCTCAACCTGCTGCACCAGCCATTTGAATGGGACGTTAAGCTGCTTTGACATCTCGGTTGGAATGACCGTGGTCTTTACCAGACCCTTGCCATTATGTTCGGCCACGGTCACGATTTGAGTACCGCCTTTAACGCCAGTTTGCTTGTGTGCGAATTTCATGTAGGTGCCTCCTTAGGCGAATGCAAAGTCAGATAGCAGAATGTCTTCGATGTTCAGTTTACCGCGCTTCGGCAGCTCAGGCAATTTGTCGCGCTGGCTCTCATGAAGCTGGTCCTCGAACTGCTCGTAGAAGTCTTGCAGAACATCGTTGTCTCGGTAGGTCTCGACCATCGTCTCACGGACTCCCTTGAACAGGAACTCAGCGTCTGCCGGGATGGTCCCAAAGCTGTCGTGAATCACCGCGAAGGACATCACGCCATACTTGCGGTGGGTATGGACTACAGTCTTCCTCAGGTGACTGCCATCCTGTGAGTGTACAAAGTTAGGGCTGATACCGGACTCCTGCTTGTGCTTGTCCAGCTCTTTCTTCGACCCTTTGTTGACTGTCGGTTGCAGGTTGAACGACCCAAGGAACAGGAGGTTCAGCCGTGTGGTGTCTTTCTTGCGGTATTCCTGCCAGACCGGGAACCCATCAGGTGTTACCCAGTGTACCGGAAGGCAAGGCTTCAGGATTTCGCCAGTCTTCTTGTCCTTCACTTCAGCAGCCAGTAGCTTGGCAGCGCCTTGAAGCCACTTCATCGCGTCAACCGCAGCAACTACGGTCACACTCACGGCGTCCCATATCATCTTAGCCATGAAGCGAGACGCTTGGCTTGGGTCGGTGAACATTGCGCCTTTACCGCTGTCAATCGCTGGCATCACGGTGTCCTCAAACACTTGGTCCGCGAACCCGTATTCTTTCGACCCGTAGGCCAGAGTCATGACCGAGCGTTTAGTGACCGAGCGTGACATCCCGTAGGTCAGCCACTGTCGAGCCAGCTCACGGGTCCCAAGGACCAGACGCTCAGTAATCTCGCCTGTCTTCTTGTCCTCAAAGGTCTTCATTTCGTTGTCGCTCCCGTTGACCAGCAGTTCCTTGAGCTGTTCTTCCACCCGGTCGGACACAATGCGGTAGATGTCTTGGACCTTCCCGCTTGGCGTCAGGTTTACCGCATGTCCACCAACGTGGTCACGGAGCATAGCGCTGAAGTGCTGAATCCCGGAGCAGGACCCATCGAACGCGATAGGCAGTGAGCAGGAGTAACTCAGCCCGTGGTGCATGACTCCAGCATACTCAAAGCAGAACGCTAGGAAGCAGAACGGAGAGTCTAACCGGCCCCACCAATCAATGCTGTCCATCGGATTCTTTGCTGCTGAGAGGATGTTGTCGTGGTTGTCTTCGACCCACTTGATGCGCTCCTCAAAGGTGACTTTATCGACACCCGCGCAGTTTGCACCATGTACCTTCAGCCATTTGAAGCCGTCCGCACCGATTGGTTTACCGACCGCCAGAGTCAGCAGGCCCTTCTGCATATCGTTGCCTTGAGGGTTGAACATCGGGACAGCGTACACTCGGCCCCGCCAGTCCATGTTGTACGGGAACCAGATGGCCTTAAACTGAGAGAACTTGTTAGCCTGTGAGACGATGAAGCTCAGGGACAAGCGGCGCGACTGTCGGGCCTTCTCGCGTCGATAGATGCCAGCCGCAGACTTCTTCCAAGCCTTAAGCTCCTCCTCGGTCTCACCCGCATAGTCTTCAGGCTTCAGTGGCTCCATCTGAGGGATGTCAGCGATAGGCGTGTTATTCAGCTTCTCGACCATGTTCACCACTTCCAGCACCTTCTTGTTTACCTTCCAAGGAGTCTGCTGAATGATGTTCACTGCCTCTACCACTTCAGGCATGTACACGTCTTCGTAGCGCTGGACCGCAGCCTTAGACCCTAAGCGAATCAGTGGTAGAGGTCT